CCAAAAACGTATTTTACCCATTTCTGCAAGTATTCTATTCCAGTCCCAATCTTTACTGTTTGCTGTACCAGTTGTACCGCCTGTCAAACTAGCGTCAAAACGTATTTGTCCACCTGCATTAAAGTAATGATTACGTGCATTTGCACTACTCCAACTTACTGTAACTCTATGACCTATCCTATAACTAGCACCTGTACCCCACGCACTGCTTCTTGTGCTTGTTACAGTTGTGCTACTGGTTGTTAACATACCTGCTTCGTCAAAATTAGCAGCTGGAAATTCTGTTGTATCTCTATTAAACGATGTCAAATCGTTGACAAACAATTGAAAATCTGTTATATTGGCCCACTCAATTATATCGCCAACATCAACTCTATTCAATGCTATTCTTGTGTTATCTGTGCCAAACTGATGTATATGGCCAGCTTGTAAATCTTTCCAAATATTATATTGCTGTAAACTGGTAATCACATCGCTTACACCTGGTGTACTACCGCCAACAACTAATCCGCTTAACAGATTTCTTCCGTACCCAAGATTTACATTACTTGTAGTAGGGCCAACAATTGGCGACATAAGATTATGAATACCATTATAGTCTGCTGCAAGTATTGGTGTTCCGACTGGCATTAAGACTCCTTACAAACTTTGTATTCTCGTAATTGTAGGGGTGACATTTTCAACATATGGTCCTGTTGCACGATATTCTGAAAGTACACTAGTTAGCTCTCCTCCTACTCTTTCGTCAGCTCCTCCAGAGCCATTAGCGTCATCTGTAAATTCTATTTTGATTTGTATTTGTTTTGCACTGTTTTCTTTGGCATAGATTATATAATCATTTTCAATATATACGCCGCTACCTGTTTTAGTATATATTACTTGATAAGAACTTGTCAAGTCATAATTACCAATAGCACTGCCAGTACCAACATTATTAGAACTTACAGTATCAAACGCATTAAATTTTATTGTTCCCATATTTGTGAGCATAGCTGCCCAGTCTGTTGTTTTTTGATAATTATCTTCTCCTGAACCAGGTAAGTTTACAATGCTTGCTGTAAATCTTAATTCGCCTCCTGCATTGAAAAATCCTCTACGATTATTTCCGTCTTGAAAAGTTACTGTGAATTCGTGAACAATTTGTTGAGGAGTAGCTGTACCGCCCCATAAATCTGTGCGTGAAACAGAGTCTTTTACTGCTGGGTCTGCTTGTGTAGAATCTACATTAAATTTTGCGTTTTCGCATATAGTTGTTAATGATTCATATGTTTGATAAGACTCTTCACCGATTGTGTGGAAAAATGACCCACCTGATGTATAAGTTCCCCAACTAACATCTCCTATAGGATTCGTTAAAGGTGTTCCTGAAGTTCTATCATAATTATTATATAATTCAAATTCAGTTGCACTTAAAACTTTTGCATATCCTGAGACTCCGTTAAGTTGTGTCATTCCGTTTACGCCAATAATATAATCTACCCACAAACCTTCAATCAACAAATGCTGTTCGTTAGTTTGTATTGTTATAACATTGTTATTGGAGGTGTTAATGTAAGCATTTGCAATAGTGATTTGTGTAGCATTATCTTTTACTTGTTTAATCAATGCTGTTGGTTCTGTACCAATTTGATGTGTTCTAATTTTAATTAGATCCGAGTATAAAGCATTCATTTCAGTGGCAAGGACTAAATTTTCTTGTGGAACTTGAGAAGAGCTAACCGCTTGATTATATCCACTAGTTCCTGAACCTACTCCTAAAAGATTACCAATTCTTGCTTGTAAAAAATTGTATCTTGCAGCAGAAATTATTTGATTTACCATATACTTTCACCTTTTATATACTTATGTCTTTAAGACACACTCAACTAATTTCTCGTCTTCACTGTCATTAGATTCTAATGCTACTCCAACAAGTGCGGTTGTTTGTACAGTGCCGCAAACACCATCTTCCCAAGCATATACTGCCTGACCTTTTTTAACTGGACCTTTAACACGCACCGGAAGTCTACCTTTTAAACCAATGTATTGACCTTCTGCTTCACTGTTCATCATTACAGCTGGATCAGTTGATACAACACCAATGCACATATCACTTGACTTTGCAGGAACTACTTCGCAACAATCATCTAATCCTACTGCTACTGCTGTGCCTGCTGGTAATTCTTCGTCACCTGTTGTATACTTTTCTGCTAAGTCAGCGTATCTAGCACGAGTTGCTGTACCTGTAAAAACATTCGCTACAAGATTACCATTTGAATCTCTAACTGCTACTGTGTCTGGATCACTTGTTACTGATCCTACACGATCATTTCCTCCAACAACAAGTGCATTAGCTTTTGTCGCTGTACCACTGAATGTTGTTGCGTGTACTGTGTTCCAACGTAAACTTGATGTACCAAGTTTGTATGCATTATCAATACCTGGTACAAGTGCAATATCTGTGCCATTTGTAAATCTTGCAATTTCCAGTAAGCCAGTACCCGAAGTATATGTTTGGAATTTTATTTCATCTCCAATAAGGTTTGATAGTGTTGCTTCATTACCGTTTGTAACGTGCATTTGGAAATCTAAACTATCACCAACTTTGATACCAGCATCGTCTTGAAAGTCTACAGATAAACCTGGTCCTACACTTCTAATAAATGAACTAGAATCTAATCCGTCAAATTTAAGAGCGTTACTTGCGCTTCCCCAAAAGTATGGTAAAACTGTATCATCATCTACACCTGTTACACCTGTACTTGGTGTTCTAATAAGTGTAATACCTTTTTTCACAGCTGGAAAATGTCCTGGAATATCATAATCGTCTAACGAAGCAGGCTGATTACTACTTGGTGTAAAAGCAACATCACTGGTCATAAAAATTGGATTATTATCAATTAATGCAATTATTACTGGTACTGTTACATCTGATGGCGAAGTTGCAACGTTTGTACTTAATAATTGTGTTGTACCAGATCCAGCAGCTTGTGGACCTACAAGAATAAATTCATTTGCACTAGTTCTTGCAAATAATTGATTTGTATTGCTGTTATACCAAAGGTCACCTTCAACAAGACCTGCTGGCTGTGAAGAACTTACTTCTGCACCACCTGCTGTTTTCCAAGTTGTTCCTGTATAGTATTTTAATTTATTTACAGAACTATCAAACCAAACTTGTCCGCTTAGTGCTTTGCTTGGACTAGTTGCTCCTGCAAAACTTTCTAGTAAAAACAAAAAGTTTTCGTTTTGCGCTTCACCATATCCACTATAGTTCTTACCAATTAATTTCAAGTCAGTTGTATTATCAACTGTACCGTCCTCAAGCGATAGTAGCTGTTCTCCGCTAAATCTGTTAATTATGTATGCCATCGTTGTTCCTCATATAGTATATTTATTTGTTTTATGGATACGCTGCTGTTGATACGTGTTCCCAAGTTCCGGCAACTACCCTAAATTTAATAGTATACCTTGTGACAGTGAATGTTGGTGCAATTGGAACAGGACTTACACTAAAGTCTTGTAACACACTAACGTTTTGTGTACCGCCGCTGTCAACAGCAGTAAAACTTTTATTTAATTGTCCATTTACATCAGCAGTATCAGTACCAGTTGGAGCAATTGAACTACCGTGTATAACAGCTTGCGTACCGCCTGGTAATGTTACTGGATCAACTAGTGCTTCTAATACACCTAAAACATCATTGTTTATACCTGCTCCGTTGTTGATAGTAATTGTCATTCCAGTAACATCGATACCAAAAACCAATGTTTTTGCACCAATTTCAGTATCAACATATTGCTTTGTTGTAACTGCATCATTGTCTGATTCTGTAAGTGCTGGATTTTCTGCAACAGCTCTTGGACTAATTGGTGTTTTTACACCTTGTATTTCAACTGGTGTGCCTACAATTTCAATCGGTCCGTTTGATGCTAATTCAATACCTGCTGTTGAGTTTGTGATTCTGTTTGAGTCAATATTAATATTATCAACTGTTATAGCTGCTAAACTACCGATATTTACTAGTCCAGGTGCATCTGTAACAGTTGCAGCTAGTGCTGTTCTAGTCAGCAACGGTGTGCCGTCCATCATATAAGCACCATTTACATCATCAATGTTTATGTTATCTTCAGTAGTCCAAGCTAGTGTGCCAATTCTATATGTCCATTTTATACTGCCGCCTGTGGTTTCAATTAATAAACCAGCATCGTCTATAAATTCACTTGAACTATCTAAAAGTGTGCTATCCTCTGGTAGTGCAAGTTGAATATTTTTGTCTGCTACTCTTAATGTTGTAACATCTTCGTTCACTACTGTACCTACACGTAAATTTCCAGTTACAAGTAAATCTCCAGCAACACGAGAATCACCTCCTACATCAAGTGTATAAGAAGGATTGTTATTTAAAATACCTAAACGTTTATTTGCTGCGTCCCAATATTGTGCAGAATATTCTGCGGTTGAATCTCTTAAACGTATTTCATAATTTTCATTTGTGTTGTTGTTAACAAACTGTATTGTTCCACCAGTGACTTTCATTTGGTGATTTGTGTTTGCACCAAAAATCAAACCATTATTACTGTTGATACGCAATCTACCTGCCATATCATCACCAGCAGCATCAGTTGCACTTATAAAGTCATTGATTCTAAACTCTGCTCCAAATTCATCAGTTATTGCAAGTGCTTTGTCTGCTATACCACCAAATATAAATGTGCTAAAATCTCTGTTTATATTCAAACCTAATTTTAAATCTGTGTAGCCTACTAACTCTAATCCAGGTGTAAAATTTTCTCTTGCTAATACTGCTAATGGTGTACCAGCTACATAAAATAGTACAATTACTTTATCTAAGCCAAAAGTGTCTTTTATAGTATCTACTTTTATTCCGCTTAGACCTTGTGTTTTTGTATATGACGGTCCTATTAATATCCAATCTGTTCCGTCCCAAAAATAAACTTGATTGTTTGCGCTGTTAATCCAAATATCGCCTACGACTTTTTCCAAAGGTGCAGTACCACTTACTACACTACTATCTGTGCTTCTAAATGTAGAGCCGTCATAAACCTTCAATCTGTCAGTAACTGTGTCAAACCAAACTTGTCCTTTGATAGGTTTTGATGGTGCAGATACATTTGCAAAACTTTCTAACAGTTTAATAAAATTTTCATTTAGTATTTCACCAAAGCCTTGATAATTTTTACCAATAAAAGTTAAGTCAGTTGTAGTATTATCAATTCTACCATCAATAAGTTCGGTTAAAAGTGTACCGTCAGTTTTGTTTAATCTATAACTCATATTATCTGCCCTGTGTAAATAATGTAATTCATTGCTACAAATGGATCAGTTGTATCTAAAGGAGTATTAGTTGCACCTGGTATGCCGCCTGTAACTGATATTTTACTACCGTTTGCTCCATCAGCTGCGCCTCCACCTGCGCTTGTATTAGAACCTGTTTGTGATGCAATAGTTGTAGTTGCATAAAATTGATCTCCTGTGTCACTATCAAGTGAATGAGTATGATCAGGTAAGTTAGATGTAGCAATAGTAGAAGTAGGATTACCACTTACACCGCCTATAGTGCCTGACCCTGATAAGATTCTATTGTTATTGTTAGACGGAACTCCTAGTAAGCCTACTGGATGTCTACCTGCTAAGTCAGGAACTCTAAATGTTCCGCCTCCAGCTGAACCATATGTTGTACCAATTATAGCAAACAATAAATTGTAAACAGTGTCTTGATAAGCATCACCATTACAAATTAACCATCCTGCCGGAGCAACACCGCCAGCAAATGCTGTAACAGTGCCAATTGGAATAGTTTGTATACTGCCAATGATATCACTTTGTGTTGTTTTATATAAGTCGCTACCTCTTGCAACTAAAAATTCATCTGTACCTACTATAGAACTAGGTAATGCACCTTTGTTAGTTACAAAAGTTGGATCAATTACACTATTTGCAAGTGTTTTAGTAAGTCCGCCTGTTTGTCCGTCAAATGTAAAACTATCTGCTGAAACTTCGCCTTCAAGTCTAAATGTAGTTGCGCTATTTAATTTGCCTGCACTTGTTGACGAACCTGTCAATGTCCCAGTTATAGCTAGACTACTACCTGCTTTTGGTTGAATAGAAGTTGTGTTAATTCTATTAGCATACAAATTATCATAATACAATGAAGAAGTACCTAAGTTGTGTGTATTATCATTTTCAGGTATAATATTTTCTGCTGTAATATTGCTTGATACTGTTAATGTTCCGCCTATATGTGCATCTAATGCAACACCAATACCACCAGGTGTTGTAATAGAACCAGTAATACTACTTGACGAGTTTGTTGTATCAGTTGTTTTTATTGTTCCACTTGCTAACAAGTTACCTGTGACATCTAGTGATTCGGTAGGACTAGCATTGTTAATACCAATTTGATTTACAACAGCATCAGATTTAACTCTTATTGCAGGTGTTGATGTAATTGTTGTTCTTAAGTCTAATGTACCAGTACCAGAGTGTTCAATTACACTATCTGAATCTTCTACAAAAACACTTAACGTTTTTGTTTGTCCAAAATCTATTCCTCTATTATCACTTATTCTCAAAGGCGTATCAATTGTTTGCTTACCTGCTTCTGCATCATTCCTTACAAAACTTGTTCCAGGAACTGGCAAGTTATTAATAACCATATTGTTTGCTTTTTCAGCTGTACCATTGAGAACACTTGTTAGAGATCTGTTTAGGTTTATACCAATTTTAATAGGAAAGGTTGATGTGTATCCTGCAACATTTGCTTTAGGAGCAAATTCTTCATCACTTATAAGTGCAACAATAACATTTTCAGCATATATTGCTGTAAGTTTTTTAGCTGGTTGATCGTCTGCTCTGTCAACCTGTATTGAAATTGCACCAGTGATTTCTGCGCTACTATACGAAGGACCAACTAATACATATCCACTACCTGTGTAAATGTACATTTGACTGTTTTCTGTATCAACCCAAATATCGCCTACAGTGCTGTTATCAACAGCAGGTTGTACTGCTGATTTTTTTACACCTCCAGCAGATACCCACTGCGTTCCGTCATAAATTTTTAATTGATCTATACCAGCAGTTGTGTCATACCAAAGTTGTCCTTCTACAGGATTACCTGGAGGATTTGCATTAGCAAAGTTTTCTAACATTTGCAAAAAGTTTGTGTTTACACTACTACCGTAATCTGTTAGGTTTCTACCTATTAGGCCTAAACTTGTATCAGTATTAATACTGCTATCTTCAACAGTAATAGTACCTTTGTTTGCCTCATCTGTAAAAGGAATCTCATATGCCATTAGCTGTTACCTCCGCTAAGGCTTTGTACTCTTACAGTGTAGTCAATTTGAATCAATCTGTTTAATGATTTTTGTACTGGGTGGAAGATTACGTGTGTTATTAATCTTCCTGTACCGCTTGCACTATAACCTCTTAAACCTAGCTCATCAAATACAAATTGTTGTTCTGTATCTGCTGCTGTATCAAACGCATCTTGTCCGTCTGGCTCACCGTAATCAAGTAAAGCACTTACAACAACGTCAGTGTAATTTGTTCCACTAACGTGTCTAGTTTCAATTTTATTTCTAGTAGGATCAGTATTATTAACATTGTTTGCATCTACAACCTTGGTGTACGTTTGGTTGTATAAGCTTGCATTTGTTCCTGTTGAATTTGGAGTAAGGTATGTAATTATACCTGTGGGATCAACTATAGTTCCGCCATTACCAAAACTCATTTCACTAATAAACCCTTGACCAATATTGCCTAAACTTTCTGCAAGACTGATACTCATATTTTCATAGTGAATTGCATTGCGTTTATCTACAAACACAAAACCTGATTCAGGGTTATATATTTTTATATGTCCCTCTATGTGTACACCGTTATGTTCTTTTTCTATCATAATACTATCCTTATTGTATTTATCGGGCGAGCTTATATGTGCTATCTGTTAGGAATCTGCTTATAGTATTTTTACTACTTGCAAGACTTACTCCATCGTCATTCCAAATTTTACCAGTTTTTCTAATTATTCTTACTTCTGTATCAGCAAGAGGTGCAGTAACTAGTGTTAAAATGTTATTTTCAACAGTAAATTCTGCTGGAACTACTACATCTCCTCCTGGACTATCTTGATCTAAAGTGCTATCGTACTCATAATAATTATAGTCAATACCATCATTAGCATTAACAATTGGAGTGGCTTTTCTTAATCTAGTTCCAGCAACAAAAACATCAAACTCGTTTACACTATTTGGTGTCCAGTTAAGGTTAAATGTTGTTGAACTACCGTCACCTGTGAATGTTTGTGTGTATGTTGTATCTTGATACGGTATAGTTTCACTCACACCTTGATGGAATACTCTACTGTGTCTTGGATGCACGTCTTTTACACCAGTACCTAATGTTCCTCTTCTTAATTGTCTTAAAATATTTCCTTGTTTGATAAAATATTCTATTCTTTCGCCATTAATAAAAATTATTCCAGGTATAGCAAGTTCTCGATTTGGTTCGTCTAATCCATCTGAACTTTTTAGATTTATAGATAAATCATACCAATTTAAATCAGTTGCAAGTTCATATTCCATTGCACTATTAATGCGTTTGTAATGATATCTGTTTAACACATCTTTGAAAATTCTATATGCAAATTTTTTCTTACTTACATCTGCTGTGAAATAAAGTATTTCAATTCTATCATCTTTTATTGGCTGTTCACTTAGAATAATATATTCTCTATTATCAGACAGTGTATAATCTGCTTGCGAAGTTAAAAATTTACCATTTAAAAATACCCAAGCATATTCTGGACCCGGTATTTTCTTATCAAGTTTTATTTCGCCTTTGCTTAATAAATTTCTTGAAAGATAATTATCTGAACCTGCAGGAGCATTTTCATCTTCATAGGCAACACGTAAACTAAGTCTTTCAAACTCATTTGTGTCGTGATTAGAAAATACATATATTTTTACATCATCGTTAGGAATATCCTTAAGACTTAATCTATCACTTTCAACAATATTAATACTATCTATTTTAAATTGTGTACTATCATCTGCCCACAAACTAGGTGTGTCATCTTTATCTGCAAGTAACACTAAATCTCTAACGTATCCTTGTAATTTGATGGTTACTTCTGATCCAGACTTTGTGTATTCTTGCACAGTTGCTATCACACTAGTGCTGTCATTAAGCTCAAAGTTTATTTTTTCTAATGGAGCATACTCAAACAAAGTTGCTGCATTTGTTAATTTCACCACAGTGTCTACAAAAAAGTATTGACTATCGTTTAATAAGTAAACACGCATTATATCTCCGCTTTTACCTACTTCTCTAGTGGTTAATTCAATTCTTCCATCAATAGTGCTAAACACATAATTAACTGGATCAACTATTTGATCATTGATATAAATTAGTACATCGCTTTGTTTAATTAATGTTTGGTCAATAAACTGCCAGTTATCAATTTCATAAGTTCTTGCAGTTGTCAAAGTATGTTTTTTTACGTAACCTGCATCTAAGAAATCGTCTCCAACTTTAACTAAAATATTATGACTAAATGGTTTTTTGTTAAATGGTAACGGCACTGCGCCATTTACACCAAACGTGTGTGATCTGTTTGTAGTTACTGTTCTGTTAAATGTATCATCAATAGCAAGTTGACTGTATTGTTTTCCTGAACCTTTGTAAAGTGTGTACGTAATAATACTATTTGCCGGAGGCGTTTCTCCAAACACAATCATAATTTTATTTGCATTATCACCATATTCTGGTCCAGATGCATCTAATCCAAATGTTGTGCTAATTACACCATTTACACTAACTACTGCTGTGACGTTTTGTTCGAACTTATAATAAGTTACAAAATTGTTGGTTCTTCCATCACCAGTAAAAGTATCACTTTCTATAATATTAGACCCATTTGTACCAATTGTCAATAGTGAAAGATGCTTGCCTACTGGTAATAAACTACTATCGCTAATTCTTAATACGTTTTCAGCATAATCAATTTCATACTGTGAAGTATCTAAAACAACGTTGTCTAATTTTACAATTACACTATCTTCGTTTGAAGGTAAACTTTCAATATAATATTCTGCACTAACACCATCTGTTTGGAAATTTTGTACAGTAATTGCACCTTGTCCGTCACTCACACGTTCAAAAACTTGTAAGTCAAGTGTATCTAAAATCTGTCCTGGTACATTTTCTTCTGTGCCTTTACTTGTAGTAGGTGATACAAAATCATCGCCGTCAATAACAATATTTGCTGCATCAATACCTGTTGCTGTGCTAAATTGTCCTGCTACATTAGTTAAATCCCCACCGCTTATTTGTGTATCAAAAATAACACCACTAGGTGTAACTGCACCATCGCTAGTTTCTTTTCTAACAATAATAGTGTCACCATCTCTAGTAACAAGTAAATCTTCGTCTATTATAAATGTGCTTGTAATACCATCACCAACAATAGTTAACATTGTAGCAGTTTCGGGTGCTTCAGCTGTACCAAAATCTTCACTGTCAATTCTAGTTGGATCTACGTCAACGCCTGCTGTGCTTGCTTTGAAATATACATTGTATTTTATTCCAGCTTCAAATGGTTTGCTTACAGTAATAGATTGTGTGCTACCATCAAGTATAAAAACTTCATCTTCGTTGTTTGTGCTAAATCTATCAAATGGTGTTGATCCAAAGAAATCACCGTTGTTAAATCCCTGTGATGCGCCAAAACTAGCAGTGTCTATTTGAACACCTCCGTAGTCTACACCATCCATTAACTGTCCTAAATCTTTACCAAATTGTCCTGAGGTTGGATTATAGAAAAAGTTTATTCTATCAGATGCAGTTAAGTAATCAATATCTTTGTCGTATTCAATTACAATTGCATCATTAATTGCAGGTGCGTTTGTAAAAGTAATTTTACCATAATATCTTGGATAACTAGCAGTTGTATCTTTTACATTTGTTACTGTGTAATCATTTGATAGTTGTTCAACACCATTTACAGTAATTTTTGTATTTGCAGGTTTTACATTGATTGGCCATTTTAGAATATAATCAACTTGAGAACCTGTGCCTGTAAAATTCTGTGTAACATCTAAATCAGTAACAACATAAGCACCTGCTACACGATCAAACTTTATCAACATATGAGTTGCTCTTACTGGACCATTACCGATAATAGCAGTTGCTCTAGCTGGCTTAATTGTAGTACTATAATTTTGCTGTGTGCCTGCTGTTGTATTTGCTTGTCCTCCCATTCCACTATGATTAATACAGTAATAGTATAGTGTTGGAGCACCAGTTGGAACAGTAATTTCTGTATATGCACCTGGACTACCTGCTGTACCTACTTTGGTAACACCAGTTGTGTATTCTACTCCGCCGTCCCAAGTACCGTTTGCAGTAGTTGAAATTAATAGTTGATGGGTTGCATTAGAAGGATCACTCTGGTCGAATCTATAAGTTTGGCCTTCTAACAACGTAAGTATAGGACTTACATCTGCATATCCTTGGATATAATATTTGTTACCTGCACCATAGGTATTCGTGCCACTTGCAACAGTGACATTAAATTGGACTGTTGATGTTGAAACGTTTCCTTGATCTCCTTCAAAAGTTATATTAGGAGCTGTAATATATTTTAAGTTTGCAAAGTCAATTACTATACCTGTAACTCTGCCTTCGTTAATAGTAGTAGAACCAATCACTGTTGGACCACCGCCTCCACTCATAACTACTCTAGGTGCATTTGTCCATCCGCTGCCGCCGTCTGTGAGTACAACTTCTTTAACTTCAAAGCCAACATTATCAAACCAATTACGTTGTGGATATGTTGTAACAAATTCACTATAGTTTCTAATTTTGCTATCAACAACATTAGCAGTCTCTGAAACAATTTTTTGTGCGTTCAAATCGTAACGTGGAGGTAAATCAAAGTCAGTTACATTTGTTGCAGTTGGATCAATATTTTCATATGCACTTAAGAATTCTCTAATCTTTGTACTGTAAGGTTTTACTTCAGCAACATATTGATTATAACTTTCTAAACTATCACTCTTATATGTTGTTTTTTGTTCTAATGATCCAACATTGTGTTTTGCTTTTACAAATGCTGTTTTGAATATCCAATCAATATTAGGTTGTTCTGCAAGTGCATAACGTACACTACTAAAGAATAATTTATTCCATTCTACTTTGAGTTCATCAACGAATATAGATTTGTTTATTGTTTGTAAAATTATTCTAACTTCTTCTCCAGCATCTCTGTCATATAAAGCACTATCATAAACTGCTTTATCAAAACCAAATCTATCGTTGTTGTATAATAAACTACTAAACTCAATTGTGCCATTTTGTCTACCAATTGTTTCATAATTTACTGTATAATCAACTTCTAACTGATTGTCTATTTTTCTTAATAGCAACCAACCGCCGGAACCAATACTTTCAATTTTAACAATATCACCAAGGTTGTCTTCTAAACCACCTAATGCATAACTACCAGGAACCAAATAATCAATACTTGTTTCTTTGCTAAATCCTTCTGCGTACCAATCAATATATTTCCAGTACAAACTTGCATCGTAATTTTGATTGTTTATACGCACCCATTCTTTTTCAGTAGCGTTCCAAATATATGTTGCCCAAAATCCTAATAATGTTGTATCTGTTTTTATAAGTGCAGTAAAAGGTCTTACAGTAACAGTAGTTGTTGCTGGATTATAATTCTTTCCTTCATTTACAATATTTGCTTCAATAACTTGTCCTAAATTATTAATATATGTTTCTATTTCTGCACCCATACCAGAACCTGTAATAGTAACTTTTGGTCCTCTACGTTTAGTATCAGTTGAGCTGTTGTATGCAGGATCAATATATCCTCTACCTGGATTGGTAATTGTAATATTTGTTAATCTACCATCAACAATATCTACACTCAATGTAGCTTGTTGTATTTTACTTGTACCAATAAACCTTAAAAGAGTTTGATCATCTACAGTAGTATCAAATTCTCTTGAGACTGTTGTAGGTTGTGGATCTTTTGCAGACAATCCACTAATATCAAATTCATCAACAATGAGTTTTTTGCGTAATACAAGATTTATTCTTTCAATTACTTGCTTCAGTGCTTCAGTTTTGTTTACAAACATAGTTTGTAATGGATCATCTAAAATACCATAACGTCTTGCTACACTCAAAGTAGTAACAGGTAACAATGTTCTTTGTTCATCATATCCAACTAAACTATCAATCCATTTACCTACTAGTCTGTCGTTTGGTTGACTTGTAGATAGCCCTTCGGTTAATAAATTGTACTCCCTGTGCAAGTTATTAATTTTAACTTCATCTGTGTTGTAATATTCAAAGTGTAAAACAGTATCAGTATCTTTAATTAAATTAGTGCAATTGTAAACAGCAAAATTATCAGCACCAAACATTGCTAAGAATCTATAACCGTTTCCTGCAGGATCTTCAATAAGAGATGCAACAGCAGCAGCAGTGATATTTCTATTTTCGACAGCAGGTAAAACTTTAGTATTCTTTACCCAATAATAATACTTTGCAGAAAACAATCCACTTACAGGATCATAAACATTTTTTCTTACATAACGTGTGTTACCGTATCTTGTAGAACCACTAATACCATCTGCTAATCCTTCAGTAGTATCTGCCACAGCGTCCCATTCGTCTGGTAATAATGTGCTTGATACCCATTCGTAAATATCAATTGTATATCCTGGTATAATTTTATTCCAAGTATTACTACTATAATCACTATTTTTTTGATAAGGATTGTACCACTTAACTGCATTCAGATCCCAAAGAAGTTCTCCTACACGTTCTTCTCCCCAAGGATTGACAATACCTGTGTCTGTGTTTCCTATATTATAAACTGCTGGATCGTAATATAATTTATAATTTATTTCTCTTTCAGCAGCATTTGCAATTTTTCCTTGAATTGGATCAATAATATCTATATATGTGATTAAATCACTTGTAACACTATCATATAAAAATGCACCACGCATTTTTTCATAATCAATAAAATCTGTTGCTGCTCCTAGTGTATTCCAATTTGTTACATCTCTATCGTGACGTAAATCAAAAATTAAACCAAACTTGCTATCACCTGTATCTAATCCGTCAAAACCTAAATACAAATGATTATTTTGATAAACTACTTCAACATCATTAGCAGACGCTAAATCTCTTTGCAATGTTAAACCGTTGTCTACATAATACGATTCGTAATCTATAACTTCGCTGACTGTATAGATATCGTTTAAAAGTTCATATGTATAAGCTTGCGGTCTTCTTGTTGAAAAGTCGTATAACTTTGTAGAATTATTATCAAATGTAGTTTCATTTGTGTCAAATAATGTGCTACCAATATTAAGTCCATTAACACCTATAACACAAAGTTTGTTGTTACTAAATTCAACTTTATAACCAAATCTTTCATTTTTAGTTGCAGCAGGTGCTTGCAATGTTTGTGTATTTTCAAACTGTTGAGTACTAGTGTTGTATTTGTATATGTAAACAATACCTTTGTCAATGCCTAAATCATCTGTTGTTACTATATCTTCTAAATTAGCACCTACTGCGATATAACTTCCATCATCACTTAGTGCTACACTTGCACCCCAAGAAACATTAGTGCTAGGAGATGTTATTGCTTCATAGAAAGCATATCTACCCTCTTGCAATCTATAAACATTAACTTGGAATTCATTTGTTGAATTGTTGAACGCTGTGAAAGATAGCACTTCTCCATTTGTGCTTACACCAATATTTTTACCAGCACTGGTTGTATTGTTAAATGCTGTGCTATCAGTGTCACCTTGTATTGTACTTGCATATGGCAAATATCCAAAACGGTCAATATTTACATCAATGCTTTCCCATAATGCTATGTCAGTAGGACCGTTGCCACCTTTTGGAATGTCAACTTTTGCCTTGTACAATTGACCTTCTTCTTGTACAATAGCCCCTGTAACATAAGAATGAAAGTTGTCCCAGTCACCTCTAAATGTAGGATCAATTGTTCCTCTGAATTCCATTTGAGCAAAAGTAGTATCAAACATATATACTCTGCCGTTATTGCCTTCGCTGCGAACATAAAGTTTATATGTTTCGTCTGTTGTAAATGCACTTTCTAAACCAATACCAAATTTTTCGTCTGCTGTAGGTTCATTTGAAACAAATTGTTCAAGTAAAAAATAAGTGTTATCTAGTTGTTTTTTGTAAACATAAACACAACCTTGATTGTTTAATCCGCTTACGTAGCCCTCATCATCTGCAGGTATTTTGTAAACTTGTTCCCAATCTCTGCTGTTTGTGTTAATACTACTGCTATCATCGTCGGTGGCTCTTTTTGCTCTCCATAGAGTACCTCTATCGCTTACAATATCATCCTTCACAATGTTAAATGTTGATTCAGCTTCTCCTCTGTATCTTGTTTTTACATTGTTGGCAAGTGGTGCTGCAACAAACATAAACTGTCCGTCATTTGAAAACTTTATTTTTTGACCAAACCCACTAGCATTATCGTGGAAGCCTGGAGTCATTTCAATTTCTTGTATAAAATTTAAATCTTGCGATTCGCTTGATCTAGTGTATATAAACACTTTTTCATCATCAGGTCTACCAACTGCAAAAATGCTGTTAACATCGTTAACTGCAAAACTACTTGCAAAACCGCCATCTCCGCTTTCAACGTTGAATAATTCTTGTTTTTTGTTAAAAATTTTGTTGTTTTTAAACACACCAAACTTATCATTTGCTACGTTGTCTATCCAGATAGTGTTGTTTTCATTCAGCCCAAATTTATTAATGTCTGCATTTACACTAGTAGGAGTATCATAACGCTTTGATAATAATTTTGTAACAATGCCAGCAGTGCTATCTCTTAAATCTAAACTTTCCTCTGGATATGTAATGTCTGCAACAACACTTACAAGTGTGCTAGAAATACTGCTTATTTTATAAAAACCATCAACTAGATCATTTACAAATTGCACACCAAATATTTCGCCTACTTGAAGGTCAGGTATAGAATCAAATCTTAAATCAAATCCTGTTGAAGTTTTTGTATATGTTTCTACTCTGTTTGGTATTGTAATATGTTGATAAATGTTCCAACTATTTCTTTCTGATGTAACCCAAATTATGTCGTCAACTGCAACATTAGAAATATCTAATTCTAAAATATCATCTGGAGTTTTTGCAAGAAAATCAACTTGATCTAAACTAACATATCCAGCAGTTTTTGCAAACTCTTCTGTGCTGTATTTTTTTGGAAATGGAGTTTTTGTGTAACCTTGTGGTTTGATATAAACTTTTGATTCTGGAATTTCATATACTAAATCTGTTCTGTTATTATTAACAGCATCTACTAATTCAATAATTTGAGGCTCTATTCTAAATTTAGTTTCATCTAATTTATATTCTAATTCATCAAACGTATCAGTAGCACCATACTGTGCATTTCTTATTGCCCATTCTTCATAAAACTCTAAACTTTCTTGATCGGCACTTCCTAGTTTATCAAAGAATTTAGTTAAACTGTTTAATGTACCTTTTTCTTGTATAAAGCCTTGATAAAATTTATATTGACTTATATCATCTTCTATTATATTATCTAAGTATTCTCTCTTTTGATAACCAATCAAATGTTGTGCTAAACGCTGTTGTTCGCTGTCAAAGTTATCTGTATCTAAATCATAAAAGTCAGCAAATTGATTTACTTTATAATCAAAGTTAGTTTTCAAGCCGCTCTGTGGTTTTCCATCTAATCTATTCCATTGACTACTATCAAATACAGATTGTCCGCTAATAAATGTATTTGCAGAATAATAAAATTCTTTATACTTAACTAGATCACCAAGTGCATAATCTTGCCATTGTTCCCATTCAGTTATATTTGCTTGATCATAAATGAAGCCTGGAATATCTAAATTACCATTCCAATTGTCTGTTCTATATCCTACAACTTTTATACGCTCTTGTCTATAACCACTTGAAGGATTATATATTGTATCATTAAACACTGTGCTGTTATCAATAATTACACTGTGATCTTTTTGTATTAAGCCTAGTTTTGCAAAGTAAATTGCACTGTCGCCACTAGCAGGTAGTATTTCAACACTGTTTCCAGCATCTCTACTTATACTAATACTAATATCTTTAACAGCAGTACCATCTAAATTTAATATTTTATAATTAAAAATATTTTCTTGCACATTATCTATTACAAAATAGTCTTTGCTAAAATTAAGACTATTAGCAGATGGACTTAATGTTATGATTGTACCAACTGCCCAATTTTGTGTTGTATAAAATAAAAATTCTTTTATACTTAAAGTCCAGTTTTCTACAGCCTCGGTTTCTTTGTTGAAATAATCAAAAACAAATCCTTGCTTTTTTAAATAATCTTCATATCCTTGTATAAAGTCTACAACTTCTTGAGCAGTAGATAAAACCGTTCCATAATCTAATGTAGCAGTTATATTGCTGAAATTTTTTCTAAGTGTAGCAGAAGCGCCGCCAATAATTGGTAAGTCACGTAATGGTGTATAAAAACTATTATCAAAAACTTCTGTTGTTGTATGACTTACATTTACTCTATAAAATGTGTTTTCATATCTAACAATCTTTCCTGCAATGTATTGTTTGTCTTCAGTCCAGTTTAAAAAGCTTTCACTTATGCCACCTACATTAATACTAATGTCATTACTCGATAACACAGGTGTACTATATGTAAAAACTGGATTTTCTTTATCGTATCCACTTATCTTAAATCCATTAGAACGCTTTTCAATTATCACGCCACTGTATGTTACAGTTGTAAGAGGCGAACTTTGTATTAAGTCTATTTTATAATTTTCAAAAGGAACAAACACATTTCCTTTGTTACTAGGATTTTTACTATCAAGTACAAGTTTTAATTTTTCTTTGTCTGCAAAACCACCAAGTTTGAAAGCAATTTTTTGTTTCAAGTTTCTAAGCTTAGTGGTAAAGTTGCTGTACTGAGTTGTAATATCGCTAGACATATAGTCGTATATGTAATTGTTAAAACCTGCTGTTAGAATATTCTGTTCATTAACTATTGTGTTTGTAAACAGAAGATTAGATAATTTTATACGCTCGCTTGTAACACCGTTGTACACAAGTTGTCCAACTAAGTTTCTACTCATTCTTGATCTATCAAAACCAACACCTAAAATTTGAGCTGGTCTATTAATCATAATTGCTTTTAATAAAGCAAACGGATATTCGCTGCTGCGTCTCCAAGCAGTTTCTGCTGGTGTGTGATCACCAAATTTAAAAGGCTGTCCATTTTGTACACCAAAACTAAATTCGTTTACATATCCGCTGTCAAGAGGACTAAGAATATTTCCACTTTGATCTACAGGAATATGTTTTGTCAAACCAGGACGTATAAATCTTTTATCTGTACGTATTAAGTCTGAAGATCTTATAATACCCTTTTCTAAATCTTCCCACAAAACTTTATTATCACTTGTGTATGGAGCAGGGCCGTACTTGCTTTCCCACCAAGTAGGTTGAACAGAAAACCCTAACATTTCCCAAGGACGTAAATTAGGACTGTCAGTGTCATATGCATTTACATAGATACCACGCCAAAATCCTGCTAGTGGTTTATTGTTTTTGCTGCTACCAAAACCATAGTTATATGTAAAAGTTGCTGCTTCTTGAACAAATGTATTTTCTGTATAGTCAGCATTACCAGCTTTTGTTAACCAGTTTACAAAATCACTGATTAGTATTCTGTTTAAATCTTTAGTTGATACTTTGCTGTTTCTGTATTCACCGCTTATATAATCATATACATCAAAAATACTACTATCATAAGGCACTTTTAAATTATTGTACACTCTTTTTTCAAATTCAAGCAACAAGTCGTCTCTGTAATCTTGATAACCAATAATAATACTTCCATCGTGTCCTCTAATTACAGTTTGATTTTCTTGATAAGTTGTATCAACAAATACCTCAGGTTTGTATGCAGGAAATAATCCTAATTTTGTTGGTGTCTGTGGAATATAACTACCGTTTGTTGTTTCGTATTCATATATTTCAATAACATCATCAACTGCTAAATTGAAATCAGTGTCGAATTGCACAAAGCCTTCTGTTGTAAAAGTGTAATCTAAATTATGACAAACTTGTGTTCCATTCACATATACATTTACAGCTTTCTCACTTAATACTGTTAAAGTGAAAGGCGCACTTAAAGCATAAAATTTAATATCAGTATCTAACACAGTATGTGTTATTTTTTTGTTTGCACCAATACCTAACATATCTGTTTGATAGAAAGGCATCGAAGATTTTTTATCTTTTACTAAGCTTAATAATACTGTATCAACTTGTTCTTTGATTGAACCAGATAAGTCTAAGTTTTCTGCTTCTTGTACAAAAGCTCTTTTAAATTTGCTGTATTCATTTTTTGCAAAATTTATAGCAGCAATCAAATTATTTTCTTTGTTGCTAATGCTAAACAAGGGTAAATTAATTGGTCCGCTGTGTTGTACGAACTTGCGTCCATATTTTTTAACATTTCCTAAGTCACGTAAATTATTAGCACCTGGTTGTTTACCTACAAAGTTTGGAACTTCTTCTGCAACACTGTCTACGTGATCACTAACTTCTCCTAATGTAAATTGTGTAATATCTTCATTAAGTGGATTTCTTTCAAAGTTATGTGGTGTTTCATAATAACCTACACTTGTTTTTGTTGCAGTCTTAGAATGTGCTTTTATAATGAGTATATCATTTACATCTAAATCTTTAAAAAATTGTACACGCTTGTCGTAATTTGAATCTATTGCAAAATTAAAATCTACACCTTCAGTTTTGACTTCATTGTTTACATAAACAATTACTTTCAAATCATTTATATATCCACTTTCTTTGTAAACATCAATGACAAAATTATTTGTGCGTTCTTGTCCTGTAAATTTTCTTACAATGTATTGTTTGCTCATTGTAGGTGCTTTTACCCAGCCGTTTACGTATTCTAAAGTATCTCCTATATGTCCGTACTTTTTTAAGAAACCTGTTGAAGTGTCAACAGTAAAAACTTGATTACTTACTTCGTATGTAAACTTGTCTTTTAACAAACTAAAGTCAAAAACAATATCTCCAGTATTGTTAATATTTTTATATGTTAATGGAAATCCTATTTCGGCATCATTTGAACCTTCACCTATAGCATAATTGAAAATTCTACAACCTTTAAAATCGCTGGCAGGATATGTAATTGTATCACTGAAACTATTTCCTTCAGCATCGCATAAATCAAACAACGGTGCTTGGTTTACACCTGTTTTTTCTTGTGCTTTTTTCCAAGTTGTTCCGTCGTACCAATACATTGCACCTGCATTTGCATTACCATCTTTAACAAGCACAGTTTCATTTTCTGCTGGCATTGTATCAGTTGTTTCAACTAATGATATTTGTCTATTGCCCTTAAAGTCAAAAAACTTAACTTCAAATACTTTTCCATAAACAAAACTATCAGTATCGTTTACAAACATAACACGCATACCATTTGAAAGTTCTACACCATCTACACTGTATCCAGGTTGTCCTTCGATTTTTGATTTTACATCATTTGTATATGTGTCAATCAAATCGATATTATCTTTTGCTTTAGCACCAAAATTAAATAATTTTAGTCCTGTATCAAATTCAATAATAGGACGCTTTGCACGATTTTCTTCTGGTAAGTCAAAACTTTGTCCGTTTAGTTCAGCACTTTTTGTTACAACATCTTTATGGAACCATCTGTTATAACGTGCCCAAGGATTTCGATCTGGACTTGATTTGTTAACTACAATATAATCTTTGGTGCCGGCAAAACTTTTTGCATTGCCATAGGGTACTCTGTCAAAACCATTTTTATCAAATGGCACAATACTATCATTAGTGAATATTGCAGGAACTTGTAAATCTTCTGCTGCAATAAGACGTATCTCATCGCCTACACCTTCTACATACCAAATACCTTCTGCATATTTTGCTGGTGTAACATCACCTATAAAATACACTTTCATTCCATTGCTAAGAGCCCATCCATCCGATGTTGTGTATGTTTTCTTATCAAGTATTTCATTTTCAACATCTATTTTACTTGCAGCATCAATATTTGAAATTTGTAATCTTGAACTAATATTCAAATCATATTGGCTTATAAAGTAAAGTGTATCTGGAGCATTATCTGGTATAGTGAATTCTAATATACCTTTTTCTATATAATCTTCTGCAACAAAATCGTCTTGGTTAAGCAAAACATCATCAGTGTCAGGTATTAATGTTACACCTTCGGTATATGTTTGATTCAAAATTGAACTATCATCTAAAAGTTCGTTAGGATCAACACCTCTATAAAGTGCAATACTCAAAGGATTGCCTGGTGCGTTTATTTCAAATCTATAAGTTTGTCCTCTGTACAAATTTAGTGTAGGATTTTTTGTTAATCCATCTGGATGGAACAACAAACTAATATCGTTGTCTTGTTCTAATACTTCAAGTCTATAAGTGCTTATAACTTCTTTGCTTTGCCCTTTGATTGCAACTTCCTGTGGGCCATTAGGTAACCAATAATATTCTCTAAAATTAGCAAATTTATCTAAATTAATATTTGGATTCCAGGCATAATATTCTTGTTCATTCAACGCACTGTGATTATCTGTATTTGCATTATATGTTTTTAGCAAGCCAATATAATCGTTATAATCGCTGTAATATTTTGTACTACCTAAAAAATCTTCGTAAACACTTACTGGCTCAAACTGATAATCATTTCTTGATTTAGAAATGTCTTCAACATAATTGTCTTCTATTGTTGCAGCTTTGGCTTCACGTTTTCCTACAAACCCATTGATTTTTTCAATTACACCAGGATTGGTTAATTGATCTAATGTGCTGCTTAAAAACTTTTTGTTTTGAGGTGTTCTAAAAAATCTAGGTAATTGTTCTACACTACTTCTTTTAGGATTTTTTCCTGCTGGTAACGGAAATTCGTTTTGATCATCATTGTATGCCATTAGTAACTATAGCCTCCACCGCCGCCTGAACTACCTCCGCCGCCTGATCCTGATCCACCAGATCCACTAGGAGCAGCTGAACTTGGATTTGGACTTGATGAAGTATCAAATGTATATCCAGTAGATGAATTTGCTGAACTTTGTACTCCAACATTTAATATATCATCACTTGTTACAACAAGTCCAGATGCTTTCAGTCTTGATTGAGTAATTGCATCAATAATTTCTACATCATCAACTGTTGCACTGCTAATAAGTATTTCATCGTTTTCACTTTTGATTTCGTATAAACTACCAAAACTTTGTGTCTCTTGTTTTGGAACCAACACAATACTTACAACATCTGGTGATAATTGATTAATGATATAAGTTGCTAGTTCACTAAAGTAAAATGTTTCACCAAAATCCCAATTTTCTAAAGCAAAGAAAGAATTTACAGCGTCAATAATTCTACTTTTCACATCATTATCATTTACAACACGTTCTGTATTTTTAACTACTTTTATAGTTGCTTGTAAATCCACGTCACTTTTGCTTCCTAAAATTGGTTTGTATTTTACCGGATGGTATATTACGTCATCACTAATACTTTTGATAGCATTAATGCTTGGGCTATAATCTAAATATAAATTATCGCTGCTTGGCGGTAATGGTTTCATAGATACATTACCTTTTATATAATCTCTATAATCATTGTCATATGACTTGGTAAGAAGATAAACATCAATTATATTGCTACTGCTTGGATCAATTCTTGCTTGTTCGTCTGCTGCGTGTGAATATTCAAACTTGATATCTGTTCTACCTAAGAAAGCAAGATAGTCTGATGTAAACTCAAGTTGGTTTGCAGTTTTATTAAATTTCAAAAATACATCTCTATCAATTAAGTAAAACACATCTCCGTCGTTATACTGACTCAATGCACCAACAGCACCTTGACTTGTTTTTGTATAAATTGGTTCTTTATTTGCATCTACATAATTAAATGTTTCTGTTTTGTTTACTGTAGATTTTTTCTGATAGATGTATTTTGTATTTGTATTTGTTTCAGGTGCAACAATATGATCAAATAAATCAGGATCGTCAACTACACCATCACTATCACTATCAAAAAAACTTATTTCAATTTTTTTACTGTTTACATAACCAGCATCATTTTTATATTCTTTTGTAATTTGCCAAGGCCAATCAACTGTAAACGGGTTAAGTGCATCTGGCTGAGTGTTAATACTCAATACTTTAATTACATCTTGAACTATTGTTCCAGATTTACTGTCATAAATTTTATTTGTACTATCAAAGAAAAATCTAATTTGATCATTGCTTTCAAAAACATACCTACGTCCTCTAGCAGTGATTGTATATTTTTGTCCGTCAGTTTCAAATAACAGTAACCAGCTATTATCACTTTGTGTGTTAGTGCTATCGCCTGTTTTACCTAAACTAAAATCGTTACGTGTATCTAAATTGTTTGCAATAATTACACGCCATTGACTTGCTTCAAAATCATATCTCAATCCAAAAGTTTTATATGCAAATGCTTGATCAATAATTTGTGTTTTTACTGCATCTGTTATACTGGTATCTAACACAGGAATAATTTCTGCTAAAACAGCAGTATCAGGAATTTTGTCATTTAGTACAATTGGTCCTAATCCTGTTTCAGCATTGACTACTGTTCCGTTGTCTTCAATACTCACAACTTTTACCCATTTGTAAGTTGCAGATCCTGCTGTGCTTGCTGAACCTAACGCTAAATCTCCATTTGGTAAAAAGTAATAGTTAGTAGGAGCATCAAATTTAATTAGTGCTCCTGGTGTTACAAATCTCATAATACTTTTTGTAAAGCTAGATACTGCTACTGGTACATTGTTAACTAAGTCAATAAAATAACCTGTTGATCTATTTGTATCAAATGTTTCAAACTTCCAACTAAATCCTAATGCTTTTACACTTGTGTTTCTAGGAAAGTTTTTGTAATAAAAATTTAATAATTTTGTATCTTTGATTGCAGGTGTTATAACATTGTTCACTGCTGACTCAATGTCATTTCTAGTTACAAAATCAAAACTGTATTTGTTGTTCACATCTTCTGTGTATAGAATACCGTCGTCACTGTATAATAAGGTGTTACTATATTTTCCGCTTGCATCTCTTAGATCAAAATATCTACTAATGCCGCTGCTGGTTCTGTTGACTGCTTTTGTTTTAACAATGTTTTGGTTAATACCAAGTGTACCTACATTGTAATCTTCACCAGTGATTAATCTGTTTTGTGTGTAATATGTACTTGGTGCATTTGTTTTAATTGACGCATTAGTTTCTGCAGGTGAACTATTATCAATAACAGATTTAAGTTCCATTGTAATCGATAGTGTTTCAATTTTGCCAGCAGCACTTGTGTAAGGTATACTGATTGTAATACCTGTCATATCGCTAGGCACAATTTTATATTGTCTAGCATTACTTGTTCTATAATATACCTTGAATGTTCCTTTTGGTAGTGTACCAAATGTTCCATCACTGAATATTAAACTTATTCTATCTTGAACACGGCTAAGAACACCATATATGTTTCTAACACTTTTACTAATACTGTTATAGATAATATTATTTCCTTCAACATTATCTACTTTTGTCCATAATTCACTTTCTAAACTATTGCTGTCTAGTTTATACAACCACACATCGCTGTTGTTAATATTGTCTGTATCAATGTTGATTGTTGTGTTAGGTGTAGGATTATTTACAGTCACAACATTGTTTTCTAATCTGCCTTGTCTAAAATGTAAAAAGAATCCGCTGTTATTTGATCCAGCACCTTGGCCGTCGTCTCTATACAAGAAAGCTAATCTGTTACCTGCTAAAGGCTCTTCTTCATAAATTTTTTCATTGTCTATAGCTGTACTAACAATTTCAAATTGTGTTGTTATGCTATCTACATTTTTTGTAAAACTGTAAATAGGCAACCCTGTGCCAGTCTGTGCATTTAATCTGTATTGCTCTGTTAATACACTATCAATTGTTTCTTTTTTAATACTTTTGCCAAATTTTGCATCTGTTGGTAAGGCACTGTTTAGAATTTTAATAAACTGTTCATACCAATCTGCGTTAGTGCTGTCGTTCCATATAACAGTTTGTCCACTTAAATTTGTTCCATTACTGTCAATAACATCTTCTGTTGTAGCAACACTTTCAAACTTCAACAATCCATTTGCTGTTTGATTTCTTTTTGTATTGTAACTTACTAATCTTGCTAAACGGAGAACACTTTCTCTACGTTCTGCTGTTTCAATATAGTTTTCACGTGCATTTAAATCTGCACGGAATGCAATATTTTGACCAAGGAATGCAATTAGATCTATTAGCGCAAGGTATTCACTGCTTTCAATGTAATCATTGAAATCTTCTGGGTAATTTTGCCTAATATAGTTTATCATTGTACGTCGAAGATTATCAAAGTCGTAACTTTGGAAATCAGCATACTTAAAACTTTGATAAACTGTCTTCCAATCTTCTGCTAAAAGAAGTCTATTTTGACGTTCTGTACTTGACATTTGCCATTCCTTATTTTATATAATATTTATCTGAAAAATAAAGTACGCACTTTAAATGAGACCCGCAGACTCGTCAAAAGTTAAACGTAAACTTTCAGATATATTGTATGGCAAATATGTTAATGCACACTCAATTTGAATGCCACTTTCAAATGTTTGTATTGTAACATTATTAACACTTACTCTTGGATCATAGTTAATAATATCTGTTACATTTTTAATAATTGCTTCTTTTAAACTATCAGTAAGTGGTTCAAAAAGCACATCCCAGATAATTGTGCCAAATTCAGGGTTCTCAAGTTTTTCACCTTGTCGTATGTGAAAGTGATTTATTATGTCTTGTTTAATTAAAGCCAAATCATATTTTACAAAATTATTACCAATGTTATCTACTGTGCTAATACCTCTATATTTTTTTGAGGTCACAGGTTGATTTGTAGAACTTTGTCCTACTGAAATACTTTTGTATAATGGTTTTTCATTTACTGACATAATGTATTTATTTCCACTTACCTAGGTAAAACATATGTTTTGCCGTTTATAAATTTTACTCTTTCATTTCCAAATATAATACCGTCAAACAGTCTAGCTCCTTCTGGTATAATATCTGCTACTGCACCGTTTATTACAGATCTAATATCATTAATACTATCAACTGGTGCGTTTGTTAATGAAAAAATATTTCCGCTATCAGTAGTTAAAACTTTATCAAGTTCATTTGCAGCAAGTTCTGCACTAGCAGCTAAACTACCAAATGTATTATTTCCTGTTTGAGGAAATATTTTTGCATCCATTTGTCTAGATGTTCCAGCAATAGCTCTGATGTTGTTTGCAGGATTTGTAGCAAAACTTATTCCACCTGCTATAAGTCCTGCTGTTGTAGGATCAATGCTAGGTAAACCTATTTTATCTAAAACCTTTGCACCTACACCTGCAATTGAACCATCAACAATTGCTTTTAATCCTGGGTCTAATCCTTTATATGCAGTTGATAAAGTATCGCCTAAACCTTTTACGGCACCAGAAAAGTCTTGTACAATAGGACCTAAGCCTGGAATATTTGATATTGCACCGCCTATGTCTTCAAACAATGCTTTACCAGCATCTACTAGTCCATTTGCCAATCCACCTAAAGCATCTCCGACAGCACCACTTACTGTGCTTAATACATTACCAAATACATTTGTTAAACTTGTTGTACTCAACAAATTACCCATTACACCTGGTAGTAAGTTTGTAAGTCCTTGCACTGCTCCGCCAATAATACTACTTAAACCTCCAGGTAAACCTTGCAAAAAACTGTCTGTTGTAATTTGCACAATTTCTTGTAGTAAATTTTCAATAGATGTTCTCTCAGGTAAAAAGTTTTCTTTTGGTGCAGGAGTTGTACCTGCAAAAGTTTTGCCACTTTCGGCATTAGCATTTGCAGGATTGTCTGATGCCGGTGCGCTTTTTGATCTTCTAGCCGCTCTTAAAATTGCATCATCATAAGGTTCGTCAGTAGAAGTATTTTTTCTAGCCGCTCTTAAAATTGCATCATCATATTGCTTAGGCTGTTTTCCTGCGTTTGTACCGCCGCCGATATAACCTTTACTCTGAGCATATCTACGTTCTCCCGGAGTAAGTTGAGCCTGTGCAGGGCCGCCGCCTATATCTTCATTAAACTGTCTTAACGCTTCAACATTACGTGCATCTTGTGAAGTAAATCCGGTGCCTCCGCTTTTTTGTGTTGTAGTAAGTGATGATACTTTATTAGCACTGCCCTTTGTGCCAACTGATCCTTTACTTACGGGCCAAGTGTCTGCCATTTTATTCTTCCTCTTCAGGTGTTAATTCATTCATAGGAGTTCTATCTGTTTGCACAGTCCTATTTTCAAAATGTTTGTCTTGGCTTTCTGTATCAACTGCTTCTGTTTTGTCTGGAGCAGTTTCAACAGGGTTCCAATTTTCGTGTCCTTGCCACGGTTCGTGTTGCGGTATACGTTGTGGAAATTTAGCCTTAATAGGTAAAGTTGCCTCTGTTGCTTTTTCGCCTGGATTTGTAGTTTTAGCTGGTGGACCATTCATATCAATTCTACTTGCAGTTTCATAATGGCGAGTAGCACTGATATGAGTATCTCCTGCTGCTGTAAATTTTATATCTTTGCCAGCATATGCACCAACACCTTCGTCACCTGTTAAATTCATTGCATTTTCAGCATACAAACTAATATCGTTTTCAGCTGTTGCACTAAAATTATTTGTAACTAATACTTGTTTGTCATTTAACACAGTTGTTTTCATATCATTTGTAACAGTTGTTTCTAAATTATTTTTACATTTTATTTTGCCGTCTATACCAACTAACAATTCATAATTTTTGGCTGCACTTTGATAAATGTTTTCATTTACAATCATATTAATATTTCTGCCAGCTTCAAAGTTTATATCTCTGTCTGCTGTAAAATTCATATCATTTTCTGTATGAAAACTTATACTATCTTGTGCATATACATCAAGTTTACCATTAGCACTCATTTCTATCCAGCAACTTCCATTGCTGTTATTGATGTAAATTAAATCTTCGCTTGTGTGCATTAAAACTTGTGCGCCTGTTCTTGTACGCAATCTTATAAGTTCATTGTGAGGCATTGTTACATCACCGCCGCCTTCACTTGCTTCTTTGTTAATATATTTGTAAGGTGTATCTTTCGGTGAGCCTTCTCTAATAAGTTTGTCATCACCGTCATCAATTACAATACTACTACTACCTAATCTACTTGTAGGAATATTCGCTTTTGATTCTTTCAGTCCAACTGGTGCTGTTGGCTTACCGCCACGTTTATCTAAAGGACCTGGACTACTAAAACCTACTACTGCACTAGGTGTTTCTCTTTGAGCACTAGTTGTTGTAATACCTCTTATATCGTCTTCAACCAATCCCTGCTCTACAAGTTTATCAACAAACTCATCATTTACTGGTCTTTTGTATTTTATAACATTGTTTGTGTTCGGTTTTGTAATTGCTTTATTGTATTCTCCTGCTGGTAATCTTTTACCTTTTAATTCGCTAGGAACATCTCCAGTAAGTTGTTCAGTTGCAGGCTGTCCGCCTGGTGTCATAAATGTCATACCTTTTTCTGGTATACAAGCAAACCAATAACCAAAATCTCTACTGCCTTCTACAAAAGTTACAAGCACTAATGTACCAGGATCCGGTGGTACTGCCCAAAAGCCATAACTTTTTTGTGTGCTTGCATAATCATTATTTTTGCTAGGTCCTTTTTGACTGTTGGTAGTACCATAAAATGGACTTGCATAATAAACTTCAACAGTTTGTCCAAGTGTTTCACCAATGTTGCCAGCTTCTGCTGTTTTCAACAATTCAACACGCAATCCTCCAAGGTATAAACTATCAAGATGTTCTATAACCCTTGCAATATAAGGACCAGGATTTCTTGATGCAACAGCATTGTCGCTACCACGTGTTACTTCATTTTTGTTAGGTATATCGTTCATTGAGCTTGTCCATAAGGTGAATAACTTCTTTGATCAGGTGTAGCATCTTTAACTTTGTTCTTTTGATCACTTGTGCCAGTTTGTCTTGTGTCTTCGGGCTGATTTGGTCTACGCAACAATTTTAATCTTTGTCTAAATTCTCCTTTGTCGAATGTATTGGTCAAAGTTGTAACTCTATACAACCCACTGAAACTATCAACTGGAATAGTTTCTTCTGGGAATATCATATTGCCAGCATCTTCATTATAATCTATTGGTGTTCTGAAGTTTACAATTACATCAACTTCGCTTCTTTGATATTCCATTGATTGATTTGCAGTGGAATTAAATTCTACTGTTGTAGATGTAAAATTACCCATACCACTGTCAAATAAGAAGTATGGATCGCCTACAATTTCTAAATCTAACATTACTAAATCTGTGAAACTATTGATAATATTATCGTTAAACATTTTTGCAATTCTAATTTTGCTGTTATCTATTCCAGCACCTCCGCCACCTTGTAGTGATGTTCTTGAACTAGCAAACTGTTGTGAGAAACCTGTACCACTCAAACTGTTTGTTGCTTGATTAATAATATATGCATCAGTGCCTTGTTGTGAAATACTTTGTACTAACCCACCGCCTTTTCTATCAAGGTTATTTTGTCCCATATCTGACATAATACTTTTGAAAAATGCAGCATTTATTTGAATATCAAAACTTAACACATCTACATTCTGTCCTGTGTAGATATAATTGTATTCTCTTTTTGCAAGACTTCTAAGTTGTGCATAACTTAAACCAGGATCTGAAGGTTTTTGTAATGCACTACTATGTACTTTGTAAGGCACAACTCTGTAATGATAAGTTTTTGCAGTAACACCGTCTTGTTGTTCTCTAGCAGCACCTTCTTTGACAAAAGTTTGTGCATCAATTTTAAACCATTCGATCATTCCGTTAGCATCTGCTGGTTTATCTTTTAATTGTTGAGCCCAACTACTGGTTGTAACGACTTCTTCAATCATTCTTGTTATTTTTGTATCACTATCAAAAGTAAAACTACGTTGCACAGGATCAACTACATTTTTTCCTCTAGTATAAACTTTGTTTTTCTTATCATATTGTTGTCCACTTTTACCCATTGGTATTTTACCGCTGTCATTATAACTTTTTGCAATATCTGCATTACCAATAATGTTAACACTGCCAGGTTCTTGTGCAATTTTTATAAGTCCTTCGCCTATACTGCTTTTACTGAAAAT